CCAGTACAGCAGGTTCGTAAACGACACGCCATGTGCAAATTATTCTATTTGTGAAAATGCGTATACGTGGAAGACATTCTGGAACGAGTACACTATGGAGCAGGTACTTGAAACGTATAAATTCGATATAGTATGTATGCAGGATTATTTCACTTTCCGTGATTCTTTTACAGTGGCAGACTTGGAGGGATGGAATAACTGTCAGTCGTATATAGCGGCACACTACACGGGTGGAAATCCGCTGAAATTTATAACACTTATGCCCGCTCCGGTAAGAGATAATTGGACTTCTCAGGAACATCCAACGACAGACGTTGTTTATGCGGCAACAGAAAATGCAATGAAATTATTCATTAGCGACACAGCCGCAGAGGACGTGATACCTTGCGGAATGGGAATTTACAAGGCAATGCAGACGTCTTTGGATTCGCTGGGGGATATGGGTCATTTATCGCATGACGGTTTACATGCTCAAGAAGGAATCCCATGCCTTCTTCAAGCCTATATTGTGGTGTTGTGGATTCTGAAAGAGCTGGAGTTGCCTAACTCTGTATACACATCGCCAATAAGAATTACAACGAGTGTATATGAATCGCTAAATGTTCCGGGTAAAAACGTCGGAACTGGTGTAATAACCGGTACCGATGACCAGAATCTTTTGGCACAGTCGATAGCCATCGAATCAATAAAAGACTCCGGCAGTTATGTAAAAAACGTCCGCATTGATGCTATTGAGGCTGGATTACATAGAACCGTAAAATACAATGCTGAGCAGCTTGAGAATGTAGCTAATCGAACAATTGCAAGAAACAATATCAATGGCCAGGAAAAAATAAATATAGAATATCGACCGAACTTGTTTGACGCATCAACGATTGTTGAAGATAAGGCTGTATGGGGTTCTGACGGTGTCCTCCATACTAACGCTGGATATTGTACAAGTGATTTTATTGATGTACATGGTTCTAACAAAGTTGTAATAGCAGGTTGTGAGACAATAGCGGTTTACAATGAGGACAAGCAAGTTATAACCCCGGCAATATCGCCGCAGAAATCAAATCGGACACCGGTAACATACACGTTTAATAGTTCCGTATACTATATTCGGGTTTCTGGTAAGATGTCTATAATCGACCATATATATGTTCGAGAGCCAGAATATACGATGCCGGATTTGGTTTTACTTTCGACGCAGTTAGATGGAACAGATACATACTGCACACCTGAAATGTTCGGGGCTGTCGGTGATGGGGTAACAGATGATAGCTTAGCATTTGAATCCGCTATTGCTGATGGCAGACCTATCAGGCTCGGAGCCAAAACATACAAAGCAAACCTGTATATAAATCGCTCAAATGTTATCATTACAGGTGTTTGGGAATCGTCCAAAATTATAGCCGCAGACCTTACAAAGCCGATAATCCAAATCAATGCTGATACAGCTGAATACATTGAGAATTTAATTCAGTATGTCACATTGACGGATTTCACAATCGGAGACAGACAGGATGTTCTTGGACTCAAAGCAAGGGCTTGCCAGAGCTGCTGGTTTGAAAGACTTTTCTTCAATCGGTGTTGGAAAGGCGCCATTGTCTTTGAAGGCGTATGGGATTCAAGAGTACGTGATTGTGATGGTTTTACTTGTGGGAATACTGGATTTGGCGCAGACGATGGACGACATAACTACGCTATTGTACTTTCCGAAACCACAAAGATGAAAACTAATGCTGTAGTTATTGATGGATGCCGATTTGAGCATTCTCCTCGTTTCCTTGATATACACGGCGTTTTTCAGGTGCTTATCACAAACTGTAAATTCGAAGCACATACACGGGCGTATGATTCAAATGCGGATTACACACCTATTCGCATTCGTGACAAGGTTAAGGGATTGCATTTTGTCAACGATATATTCACTTACAACGCTGTTATGATGGATACAGATTTGCAGGTAGACCCGTTTAATAATGGTATGCCCTTCATATCTGTTGATACTCTTGAAAACTCCGCAACGTCCGAACGTATAACAGTATTTGCAAATTGCCAGTTCTCAACTCAGCCGGAGTTGATAGTGGTATATTTCGAAGGAAACGAGACGTTAATCACTGGATGCAATTTCGACAGATGTGCAAGCAACGCTCCGGTGATTGTGCTTAAAGATTTTTCCTCGATTGTAAATTGCGATATGGTCATGAGCGCAGGCGGCGGCACAGCAGTAAAAATAGACGGTGCTTATACCGTTGTTGATAATCTTCGTGTATATGATACTAACGAGGATACGAGCAAACCGCTTGTTACGGTTACAAACAACGCACAGCGAGGATATGCGAAGATTCTTTACAATGGCACAGACAGAGCTAACCTTGCAACGGCTGGTACTGGTGGCTTCGGAATCAATATAGAATTTGTCGGGCTTAGAAAGTACGAAAGCACATGATTTTGCATTCACAAAATTAATAGACGGTTATATAATTGGCTTCAAAAAGCACAATAATTTTTGAGGTGTGATTATGAAGCCAAGAAAAACATATATTGATTTTGTTAAGGTAATTGCTATATTTCTGGTACTGCTCAACCATACGGGAACAAGGGGATTTTTCATTGCTTCGCAAAGACTAGAATCTGTATTTTATCCGTTTTACCTTTGTAGTGCGGTTATTATTAAGGTCGCAGTACCATGGTTTTTCATGGCCTCTGGTGCTTTGCTATTGGCAAAAGAAGAAACAATAAATGATGTGTTGACAAAAAGGTTTATTAAATTCCTTTTGAGTTTAATTGTATTTTCAGGGATAGTATATCTTTATAATATTGCCAGCGGTGAAGTGCAAGAATGGTCGATCCGCTCTTTTGCCACTGATTTGTATACCGGTAAGATATCAGGACATTTTTGGTATCTTTATGCTTATCTGGCTTATATTCTCATGCTTCCGTTAATAAGAAAATTTGTAAAGGTATTGAACTGGAATGATTTTAAATGGATATTACTAACACACCTGATTTCTCAATTGATGCCGCTCATTACTTTTTTGATTTTAAAAGAGGAAATAGCAATACAAGGTGGTTTTAATCTTTTTGTTTCAATCAATTATTTACTATATCCTATAATTGGATATTTTATTGACAGTGCAGCAATAGATCAAAAACACATACGAATATCGTTAATAGCGTGCATCATATCAATAGCTGTTACTTGCTTTATGATTCATTATAAAGCAACCATTACCGGAAGATGGGACGAAGGATTTATTCGTAATTTGGTATTTATCCATGCGGGGGCATTGTTCTATTTGCTGAAGTGTTTATTTGAAAAATACAACTTCAGTGATGGTATCAGGAACGCTATTGCTACAATTGGAAGTGTGACATTTGGCATATACGTTCTTGAATATGTCTATAGAAAAATGACAGAACCTTTATTTTTCGTCTTGGAGTCATATTTGCCTACATTTATTGCAACCGTGGTATGGATTCTTGTAGCGTGTATATTTGGTGGACTTGTCACGTATACATTGAAGCATATTCCCGGAATCAGAAGAATTATTTAACAGTTTAGTCAACTAAACGCCAACACAGTAATCATGAGCGCACTCACTCTTTTTGAACTGCCATACAATGTCATTGCCGTATACTTGCATCTGGGCGTTTAGTTTATTTGCTATCCTCGTTGTGTATTGATTTTCGCATCTCGTTGTGTATTGATTCCCGCATCATTTCAACCCCTTTGGCAATTTCCTTGTCAATATCTTTTTCAACTTTATGCTGAATGATTCCTAAAACCGCATTCAAAACTGCGTCAACAATCAAAATAATGGCTATAGTTTTCATTTGAACATCTCGTTTAGTTGACTTACGTTGTTGGTGTGCCGGATGTTGGATTTACAACATTAATTTCTCTACCATTCAACAAACCATTAACGAAGATATTAGTTTGAGGTTTGGACGTTCCTATTAAAAAAAGGTCGTTGCTATCAGGTTCATAAATGTTGCCTGTAAATAATATATCATTAGAACCACCAATGTTAATAAGTGGTATATTAAACTTATCGGTACTTTTCATAATATTTCCACTAAGAACTGCAGAATTAATTTCTTGCATAAACATCTGCCCTTCAAGTATATTATTACTTACAATTAGGTTACTTGTCCGACCTATATATAATGGATACTTACAATTTCGAACTATGTTTCCTATGAAAATTATACCATCAGCTATTTTGTCTCCATCATCTGCAGGTCTATCACAGCCGAGGGCTATACCAGATTCGTGTAAATATTCGAAAGAATTTCCGTAAACAACGTTGTTTATCATACAGCAATTCTTTGTATAGTTTTTAAATTCTATTGTGAATCTGCACATTCCAGACACAACGCATTCTTCGAATCTTGAATCGACAAGATTCACACCTATAATACCGCAAGGCCACTCTTGTACTACAGTGTTTTGTTCATCAATTCCGCGAAGTTTGACGTTTCTAAAAAACATCTTTGTTGATCCGGGAGTTTCACTTGTAGCATCTGTATTATAGATAAGAGCGCCTCTACAGCCTATAGAAAAAACATCTATGTTTTCTACGGTTACATATCTAGCGTCTAAAAAATAAAACGCAGAACCTGTGCTGGTATTTTTATTTTGACGCATGTTTATTAAGAAGTTTTTTATTGTTATCCTGTTTTGATTATTAATAACGAAACAATTAGCGGCTATTGTGACACCATTGTCATTCCTCATATTCAACGTAGATCCATTGCCATCTATTACAAAATTACTTCGTGCAATATTGAGTGTGCCGCCGACATTATATTGTCCTTTTGGTATCGTTATTCCGCAAATACTATCGTCTGCAACAGCCAAATTAAAGGCGTTTAAAAACCCAGTTGCGGTTGAAATGTCGCCATACGCAGAAAGACTTTTCATTTCACCAGTAAAAGAATCGCCACTTATTGTAAAGCCGTTTATATCATATACTGCCATTAATCTCTCCTACTTTTAAAATTATTGTAACGCGATACTAAGAGATGCTACATCAGTCATTACATTGGCGTCTCGCATATTGAAAAATGCATAGTAATCATTGTTTGTAAATCCTGATATGTCGATGGAATCACCAGAATATAAATGGTTACCCATGGATACAACGTAAAAAACGCCATTCTCTATTCGTGTAACCATAAGTATTATGTCAGTGTTATTTGATGGGTCTACCATACTATACGTAGGCGTTATAGAACTGTATCCTTTAATGCTTATACCGTATAAACCTTCGAACGCTATAGGACTGGTATCATCACATTTTTCACCAATCCCTATAACTTTAAAAGAGATCGACGATTCACTTGAAAGGACATTATTAGCTCCTTTTATTAAATGATATTTCGTTTTTACAACAATATCCCCATTTGGATATTTTAAGTCTGCATATTTCGGCAAAACGTCAGACCATAAAGTTTTTAATGTATTTAATACAGAATTTCCATTATGATTGGCCCATGCCGCATTTTCAAAGCAATTTACAATCGCGCGTTTTTCATCTGTTGATAGTCCCGGTTCAAGATACGTTAACTTGATCCAATCATTCCAATTACCATTTCCATATCTTGTTCTTGCAAACATACGTCCGGCACCTTTAGTCATTACCTGCTGAATATAACCAGTGGTAAATGCCTTAACTTCTAGTGTTGCCGCGGCTTTACTTCCATCAGGATCTGGATAATTTAATATTGTATAGTTTGAATTTTCAATCGAATACAATCCCGTTTTTGTATAATTGTTCAGATCTGAATTATCTGGTATCGGAGTTACATCAGCTAATATTGCTAAATCAGCCTTTGCATCGTCTATATCAGCCTGGGCTGCGTTGATCGCGTCGACGATACTGGTTTTCACGGATGTGTCAAGGTTCGCGATGTTACCTAAATTGCTCTTTAGGGAATTTATTTTGGTCGCGTATGCGCCAAATATTGTTGATAAATCATCAAATAAAGCCATTGGCTACTCCTTTCATTCAAGCAGATCTGTCAGAGCATCGATCTGCGCCGTTGAAAGCGCGATATGCTCCGCAACTGCCTTGTTCTGTATCGCGTTTGTTGATGCCGTCGACAGTTCGCTGTCTACCACAACAGATCCACTCGTCAAAGTTTCAGTCTTTACCTTTCCATCCGGACCGACCGCGAGAACTTTCCCCGCGTCACCAGCCCCGCCGGCTGCACTCATCTGCTCTACGGTCTTCGGCATAAGGGCGCGGATCAGCGCAATGACAAATCCAATCTGCATACCGCACCTCCTTTACAGCGCGCGCCACTGACTGTTGTCTTCGTCATACATGTAGGCTTCACCTGAATCCATGGCGATGAACACTGAGCCGTTGGCGATCGCTGAACCGTTGAACTGTCCGGTGGGTTTCTCATCGGTGCTGAGCCCCACAAAAGACATGACTTCCCTGCTCTGCGCCGATCCGTTAATTGTTACAGTTGATTTACTCGTTCCTACCAGTGAAATCATAATATCCCTCCTTAATCAAGAAGCCCTGTAATGGCCGCGATCTGCGCCGTTGAAAGTGAGATATACTTCGCAACTGCCTTGTTCTGTATCGCGTTTGTTGATGTAGTGTCCAGCTCCGGATCGGCATCAAGGGTAATAGACGGATCAAGTTTTGCCTTCGGTATAGTGCCATTGGCCAGCTTCGCGCCGGTGATTGTGCCGTCTCCGATCGTCAGAGCTGCCATCTTTCCCTGATCGATTTTATGCTGAAGTGCTCTTTCAAGCGCATCTGTACGCAGTGTCGGGTCGTTTACGTTGTCATAGCACTCGGTAATCGCCCCGATTATTGCGCCCCTTACATCTTCGCCAAATAAAGCAGACCGCAATCTTTCTAAATAAACAGAAATCGCTGACATTTCATACCTCCTTCCTGTTAAGCCTGCTCGTTCATGTCGATGCTTTCATGGTTCTCAAAGGCATTTATCATCTCTTTCTTTTCGTTTTCGGCAGCCTCTTCCATTTCTTTCATCTTTTCCTTATAGTAGTCGTGCGTCTGTCTGATCGTAGATTCAGAGTCATTCGCAAGCTCGCTATACGCTTTCTGAGATTCTGCAACAAGGGCAGCTCTGAGGATGTCTACCAACATAAAGTGCGGTAGGCCAGACCTGTCCATAACATCATCTATTACTGCAAGCAGTTCCTTTTCAACAGACGCTTTTTTCATGCAGTACGTAATCATTGGCATGTCAGACATACTTTCTCCTTTCAAAGCAGTCGTTTTTACTGCTTATGTTATCTCCATTATCAATCCACGCTCTAAACGAACTCGCATACCTCCTAGCGTAACCCATCCATCAAGCCCTTGTGCATATACATTTCCGTATAAACCATTTCTATCAATCTTGATTTGATTTTGCGGATTTCCTTCTGTGCCACCGGCCTGAAGGAACAGCTCATCTTTAGCCCAAAGCGAAGCACGTAATTTGTTGTCCGGATAAGACGGACACAAATCAAGCAATCCGGAAATTGAATTGTTCAAATATCCACGGTAAAAGCCATTCTCAAGCGTAGCTTTTTTTTGACCATTTGTTGACGTGATAGTTCCATCGTTAAACTTCGCACCGGTACAAGTAAGAACACCTTCTGCTGTCATTGACGATTTCGTGCTGCTCCACACGATGTTATTCGCCTTCAATCTGATAGTATCGGCACTCTGATCAATAAGTGATTGTGCTTGACTGGACGTTACACGGAGGCTTATTGCGTCCGCGTTCTGCTTGATCTGTGATTCGTAGTACGCACTGCCGTACCCAAGAATCTCAACGTCGGTGATGTAGATAGTCGTGTTGCTAACAGTGTTACGTATGTAAACATAACGGGTTCCTGCAGGAACATTGCTGAAATCGACTTCGAACGTTTTCCACGTGGAACCTATAAATCCGTCATCAGTGAATATTGATTTGGAGCCGATTAACACTTCTGCGTTAGCTGTTCCAACATCTGCCGTTCTGCAAGCAACCTTAAAGCGAACTTTGACATCCGACACCTTGGGAACTTCAAAAGAGTATCCTGCGTACTGGTTTCCGGAAGACTGGTTCGCAATCGAAAGGCATGACTTTCCGCTATACGTCGTTCTGACGACGTAGCTTTCGTTCGATCTGACCCATCCTTCGTAGTAATCCGACGAGTTCGAGAAATTGGAGTTCGAGCAGTAGTTGTGCTGCATATTTTCATACAGCGATGTTACTGTTGAACGGATAGAATCTGCCTGTACTGTCAGTTCCGACGATACGTCTTCGATCAATTCGGTGAGGTCTCTGAGGACCCGGATATTCGTGACGTAAAGAATCGTACCGGCTGCACCGTTGACAGCAACTGAAATAGTCTTTGACGCTGCCGTGATCTCTAATGCTCTTTGGACAGTATGCATTTCATTTCCGGTGTACGTAGACAAGCTGACAGTCCTGAGGTTCCCGGAGAAACCATATGCAAGCGATGTAGGTCTGAGCGTTGTCAGACCATCGCTATCAAGCGGAAATGCGAAGGTGACTTCAATCAGGTACGTTCCTGCCGGCAGATTTCCGAGGTCCTGGCTGATATAGACTGTCGACGAGCTGTTGAACTGGACCTTGAAGCATGACAAATTCAGGAATTGCGCTTCTGTGACGGATGCACCGTTACCTGTGACAGTGAACGAGCTAATGTCGAGCGTTTCCTGTTCTCCATTCGTGACGTACTCTTTCATGGACAAACGCCTTGCTTCCGAGGATGCGTACAGCCTAATCCGGTTCTCTGCGTTCGTGATACTGTTCTCAAGCTCAGTAACAACTTGCTCGTCTCCGTCTGAAATCGCCTGTTCGACTGACGTTCTGTATCCAAGGTCGATACTTGCTGCAGCTATGGAATTTGCGAGGATCATGTTTCCGTTAATCTTGCCATCCATCGTGAGGGCAATTCCGTCAACTGGTCCGTCGTATCCCTGGCTGTAATGAGCAAGACCACCCAAACCCCACCGCCAAAGGTTTACGGCCTCTTCTGGATCGGTGTTGTCTGCAACAATGAACTCGTTAGGCGTATGGATTGCATAACCACCGGTGCAGTATGCATTGAGCATGGCAGTTGCATCTCTGATCGCCTGTTCGAGAATTTCTTTCTTTGTCGGCAGGAGCTGTATGGTCTTTTCCAAATCTCCGGTTGTCTGTGCGTTCGATGACGTATAGCTTGCAACGACGCTCTCGTTTCCGATTGTGACGGTGTTCTGTTCGTACCTCGTGAGGTATATTCTCATCTTTGTCAACGGAAGCCACACGTCCATTCCGTGAGGCTCTGAGATGCAGTGTATCCTCTTTCCAACTTTGAACCGGTCGAGGTCTTTATTGATAAGTCCAAGATCAACTGCTTTTAGTTCGAGCACAAGCTTTTCGTACTGAACGGTACTAAGATAATTTTCGCCCCAGGCTTTCAGATAGGTAGCGGTGGTTACATCGTCGTTTATTACAGTCTTGAAAATCTTGCCGTACATTGCGATTGCATTATTGTCTGTCACGTAGTCGACACCACCGTTGACGCTTTCTATCGTTAATCTCTGCTCCTGCAGAGTGGGGTCCTGCTGTTCTTCAGGCAGTCTGTATCCAAGCGGAATAATGCACGTTGCAATGTCTGCAGCGGTTATTGTCTTGGAATAATCGAGCATATTCTTGCCGAACATTATCGGTTGTTCACAGTCGCTGTAATAATCGTAATCAGCGAGATAATCGAGGTATCGAAGGCCATCCTGCCCCCACCTGATCACGAAATGACCACCTAGCCGGTCTACAAGCTTTTCCTTTAGGCATTTTCTAGTGGTCTCCCAGTTCGAGTATCTGTAAATGGAATTGTTGCTGTCGGTGACAGTAACACGCCCAAGATAGAACTTCTTTCCTTCTTCAACCTGTGCGTTGTGGTTCTCAAGAAGCGTTCCGAGGTACGTGGAAATCGAGACGTTGCGATACACAGCGGGTCTCTGGATGCTGTCGTTAAGGTATCCGAGCTGACCTTCTACGAAAACGTGCTTGGTTCCGTTCATGTCCTCATCGTCGTACAGCACACGCCCTCTGAACACCTCGTCGTCTTCATCCATGACGACGATCTCTGTGGTAAGCTTTTTGACATGTGCGTAGTACGGATGTGTCTTGTACACCCAAAACTCAGCTTGTCCGTTAAGGTTGTCGGCAAGCTCAAAATACGGGCTGCCTACCTGCATGGTTCGCATGCGTGGGTTATGGATGAGATACCTGTCGTCCCCGACAAGAGCATAAATCGTATACATTACAGCGAACCTCCTTTAGCAAGCACATCTACAGTGCCGGTCCCACGGAAATACACCGTGTTTGTGCCGTCGGACAACTCGATCTCTTCGAGCATGGTACTGCCGGCAGGAAGGCTGTACACAACATTGTTGAACTTTACATCCATAGCGGAGCTGCATGTGAACGAAACTCCATAGCTGACAGGGTATCCGATGATTTCCTTTCCGACCCACTGGCTAGGGCTGTTAATCGTGAACTCATACTTCTTATGAATAACTCCGTTTACGAACGAGAACGGGTCCCAAAGCCAATCTCCGTTTTCGGAGGCAACTGCGGTCTTGTACGGATAACATTCGCATGTAATGACGAACTCAGATGTTATGTCGTTAATCTTTGACGTATCTACAGTACATCTTCCTTCGTAGTAATACTCGTTGTCACAGTCAAGGACGATCCGAACCTTTTTTCCGTGTATCTTGTTCGATATCTCGCTTATGAGATCCGCCCATTTCCTATATCCGCAATTTCTTGCGTCAAAAACAAAACGAAGTGTCCGTTTTCCGTACCGGACACTTCCTGTTACAGCTTCAGTAAGATCGAGAACACCATCCATTCCCATGACATCGATTTCAACTAGCTTTGCCCCAGGGCTGCCTATTTCAATCTCTTTCAGCTTCAGCTTCCAGTCATCATACGAGTGATAGTCTCCGAACTTTACTCCGATCACGCCCACTGTTAACCACCTCTTTTCTTGTGTTGGTCAATTCTTGCAAAGTTACGGTCGACAATCGGCGTGGTTGCGTTTCCGATTTCTTCTTTGTCGATTTCTACGTGAGTATGTATCTCTCCGCTTATGCTGACTTCTGCATCTCTGTGGACAAACGCACCTTCATTATCTCTTCCTGCCCTGTACGTTTCTGACGTTCCGGAATCGAACTTGACTTTGAACGTCTCTTTGTTCACCGTGTCAGTCATTTTCTTTGCATACTCTTCCATCTGGTCCTGTGTGTCGGATATCAGATCGGGCATTGCTGTCTCAACGCCTTTTCCTACACCCGGTGGTATCCAACGTCCTACTTCTCTTGCGAAAACTTTGGACGGAGAGCCGATTTCAAGTCCATCTGCAACACCGTCTACAAGTCCAGAGAAGAAACCGGTAACGTTGCCCCACAACCAGTCTCCCATGTCTTTTATACCGTCCCACACACCAGTAACGATATCAGATCCTATGTCGTACATTCTACCGGGCAGGTCAGTCAAAATATTGATGAACCCGTCGAAGAAGTCTTGTGCAGCCTGTCGCCCTGTTTCTAACAGGTCTGCTCCGAACTCTGTGACTTTACTGACTGTTTCTGTCAGCCATTCCCATACCTTTCCGGGAAGCTCCTTAAAGAAGTCGACCACTGCGGTTATGATATCTTCTGCAGCCTTTTTTGCACTGTCAAGGGTATCTTCTCCCCACTTAACGACCTTTTCGTATGTCTGGCTAAGCCACTCCCACAATTTTCCGGGAAGCTCTGTGAAAAACTCCACGACAGCATTTATAGTGTCTTCTGCAGCTTTTCCTGCGCTTTCGAGCATGTCGCTTCCCCATGTAACGAGGTTATCCCATGTCTCTTTCAGGAAGTCCCATACCTTTCCGGGAAGCTCCTTAAAGAACGTGCATATCGAGTCGATAATCAGCGGAACGTTCTCAACTATCCAATTTATTACGTCTGCGCACCATGACACAAATGTACCGATGCAGAAACCGATTGCGTATCCTATCTTGTACGGCAGTTCACTGAAGAACGTTACGATAGCTTCAATCAGCATTGGCACGTTTTCAGCTATCCATTCGCCTACCGAAGCGACCCATTCACCGAGGGATTCGATGATGCCGGTGAAGAAAGCAACAACCTTTCCGGGCAGTTCTGACAACCATTGACCGGCTGCTTCAAAGAAACCGGTTATAGCAGGCCACGCTGTCTCATTCCACCAGTTAGGCAGTGTCTCGGTGAAGAAAGTCTTTACTTCATCCCAGTTACATACAACAGCGATAATCGCTGCTATGGCTGCTGCTATGGCTATAAGCGGTCCCGCACCGATAGCTGCGACTACTGCGCCGAATCCTGTCATTATTGTTGATCCAATACCTGCTATGCCCGTTGCA